AAGAGGGAGAGCACAGTTCCTCGCGGATGCTGGCCTTCTTGATATGGTGTTTTGGCGACGAAATCCGCGCCAAGCTGCACGCCCTGTTGAAATCGCGGGCACCGGAAGGCGGTGTTAGCGGTGTCGAGCGCAATTCTCTCACGGCTGCCGTCGATGTGGAGCTTCTCAGCCTCGCAAGAAACGAGGAAGCGCACATCGTCGCTGCGGAAGCACTCGGCCTCAAGATTGGCAGGCGCCGGCAAATCGACCCTAGGGCCTTCCTCGAAGTGCGGGAGGTCTGAGAATGAGCGACAGTCGTACTGCCGGCCAGATGGAGCGATTTTCGCGTTTTCTTCTCGAAGGTGCGCGCCTCTCCGTCGATGCGGTGGGGCCGCTCCTAACTGCATTTGCTCGCGGCGACAGCTTTGCATTGCCACCCGTTTCTTATGTTCATGACGACGAGGATGGCCTCGAATGGCTGATGGAGCGCGCACTGCTGATTGCACAGTATGGCCTCCTCGCCTCTGACGAGGAGCGCCGGAGCGCAGAGAGCCTAAAAAATGCACGGCTCGTGGCCGAGCGCCGAGTTGCTTTCGGCATGGCAGCTTGGGGCGTCGAGGCAAAGGCCGACGACCTGGCGGCCGACCTCTCCATACCCATTCCTGTCGCTGTCGGCAGGTTGGCAGAAGCCAGGGCTCAGGCCTACGCAAACAGCGGCGTATCGTCCATTGCGGATCGAGCGAGGGAGCAAATCGAGTTCGGTCCCGCCCCCGACCCGACTGGCAAGAAATCGAAATCCAACGGTGCTTCCTCGATGCGCGCGGCTGTCAGCCGCGCGCTCGGGTCGAACGAATAGAAAGGAAGACGTGATGTCTGATCTGCTGATCAATATCTTTAATCATGATGCCTTTTCGGTTGTGTCTCTCACGGATGCAGTTGCCGATAAGAAGGTGAGGTCGGGGCGCCTGACCGAAATGGGGCTCTTTGACGTGACGAGCGTAACCACGTTGGAAGTTGCCATCGAGCAGCGGGGCGACTGGCTGGAGATTGTTCCGCCGAGCCCGCGTGGCGCTCCCGGCACTGTCCGCGACATGCCGAAGCGTACGATCCAGAATTTCAAAATTCCCCATTTTGGCCGTAGCTGGTCCGTCATCGCAGACGAGGTTCAGGATGTTCGGAAGTTCGGCGGCGATGGCCTTGAGAGCGTCCAGAGCTTGGTGGCGGAGCGTTTGGCAACGCACATCGGCGATTTCGATGTGACGGAAGAGCATGCCCGCCTCGGAGCCGTACAAGGGATCATCACCTATAAGGGCGGACAGACGCTTAATCTGTTTAATGCCTTCGGCGTCGCTCCGCCGGAAGAAGTCGATTTTGACCTCGACAATCCCTCCCCGGCAGAGGGAGTGCTGCGGAAGCGGTGCACTCAGATGATCCGCAGTGTGCGCTCCAGCCTGGGCGGGCACAATTTTGACACCCTACACGCCTTCGTCGGAGACAATTTCTTCGATGACCTCCTCATGCATAGGGAGGTGCGCGACACCTACAAGGGATGGAGCGATGAGCGGATTTTGCGCGAGAGCTATGTCGGCAAGAGCCGCTCGTCCAATCCGATTTTCGAGTTCGGCGGCATTGTGTGGGAGAATTATAGCGCCATTGACGACGAGGGCGATGGCGGTCTTATCGGCATTGATGCCGATGAGGCAAAGATTTTCCCTCTCGGGCTGCCGAGGTTGTTTCGGACTTACTACGGCCCTGGCGACTTCACCGATACGGTGAACATCATGGGCAAGCGCCTCTATGCAAAGCAGTGGCCGATGCAAAACGGCAAGGGCATTCACGGCGAAATCCAGATGAATGCCCTGCATCTCTGCACCCGTCCGGGTGCCCTGCGCACCGCGCGTCGCACCTAACTTCTATCACAAGTCGCTGCCTCCGAGGTCGCTCGGGGGCATGCTGAAAATGCTGGCACCGCCAGCGGAAAGGTTTGAGAGGTGGTCCATGATTTCCGATCTTCGTTGGGTTGATTTGGAGCATCCCGTTGAAGTCGATGGGCAGCTCATTACGAGCCTCTCTTTTCGACCGCCGAACGGTGACGATGTGGCGCGCGCCCGCGAAATAGGTCTCCAGATCAAACGCGGCTCTGCGAACGTGCGACTGCTGATCCAGATGACCCAAATCCTCGCGAATACGGCGCCCGAGGTAATTCAGAAACTTCATCTTGCGGACCTCGATAAGGCTGCCGAGGCCGCCTTTGCGCAGCTCCAGGCGCATACGAGGCCGACCCGATGACGACGCTCACCTCGTCGCTGATCGTTCGTGTCCTCGATCAGGTTTCTGGCCCCGCTCGTGGCATCTCCCGCTCGATCCTTGGGATCAGGGACGCCGCCAATCGCGCCGGCAATCTGTCCTTCGGTGATCGCCTTCAAGGGGCAATGGCTCGAAACAACGCTGCGCTCGATCAAGTGCGCGGTCAGGTTTTCGATGCTGTTGCCTCCTTCTACGTGCTCAAGCAGGCGCTGACCGCGCCGATCACCTCGGCCGTGAAGTTCGAAAGCGCCATGGCGGACATCGCCAAGGTGACGAACTTCGACGACAGCGGCTTGAAAGCTTACGGGAAGGCGCTTCGAAAGCTTTCGGTCACCGAAATACCGCTGGCGGTCAACGACCTTGCAGCGCTTTCTGCCGCCGCCGCACAGGCAGGCGTGCCCGAGGCCGAGCTTTTCGACTTCACCCGCCTCACGGCGAAGGCTGCCGTAGCTTGGGAAATGACCGGCGCGCAGACCGGCGAAGCGCTTGCCAAGATCAGGACGGCACTCGGCCTGACGAATGAGCAGACTTCGAAATACGCGGATTTGGTCAACTATCTGTCGGATAGCACTGCCGCCAGCGCGCCAGACATGATCGATTTCACCAAGCGGGTCGCCTCGCAGGGTGAATTCTTCGGATACACCAAAGAGGAGACGCTTGCGTTCGGCGCGGCCATGGTTTCGGCCGGCTTCGATGCCGACGTCTCAGCAACCTCTTTCCGCAATATGGGTAAGGCTCTCACGCGTGGCGTCAGCGCGTCCAAGTCGCAGCGCACCGCATGGAAGCGCCTCGGCATGGACGGCAAAAAGGTCGCGAAAGCGATGCAGAAAGACGCCGTGGGCACCACGCTCAAGGTGATCGAGGCCCTCGGAAAACTGCCGGAGCATCTGCAAGCGGCAACGATGTCCGACCTGTTCGGCGACGAGGCTCGCGCGCTGGCGCCGCTGCTCAACAACACAGAACTGCTCCGCAAGGCCCTGTCGATGACGGCCGACGAGCAGAACTATCTGAACAGCGTTGGTCGAGAATTCGAGAAGCGGGCAGCAACGAGCGAATACAAGCTCCAGCGCTTCAAATCGCAACTGAACGATATCGCGCTCACCATCGGCGGCGCTCTCCTGCCTGGCCTGACAAAGCTCTTGGAGCCGCTCGGAGAGTTCGCTCTAAAGGTGTCAAACTTTGCAGAGGCCCATCCCGACCTCATTGCTAAAATTGTGACTGCGACGGGTGCAGTGATCGGCTTCCGCGCCGCAATCGTGTCGCTGAAATGGCTCGGGTTGCTTGGTCGAGGCGGCGTCCTTTCCGTCATCGCCTTCGGCTTCAACACTCTTGGCCGGGCGATCATCGGAGCAACTAATGCGGCAAAAAACGCTACCGGATTGCAGGCGGCGCTGGCGGGCATGTCGGGAGCGAAATACACCCGTTTTCAAAAGGTCGCAGACGGGTTCAAGGCAATAGCTTTGGCGATCCCCGGCGTATCCGGTATCAGCGGCGCAATTTCGGGTATAGGCGCAGCGGTTGCCGCGATCTCAGCACCCGCTCTCTTTGCGGTTGCTCTCGGTGTTGCTGCCGTTGCCGGAGCCGGCTTCTTACTTTGGAAGTACTGGGATCGGGCATCGTCGGTGTTCTCTGGCGTGGCGCGCGCAATCGCTGACAACCTCGCCCCGGTGATCGATAGGGTCAAAGAGAAATTCCGGGATATGTGGAGTTCCGTCCGCGATAGTGTCGGAGATGTTGCCGAGTATTTTGGCGCTGACGCAGAGGCAGCAAAGGCCGCTCTCGATCGCATCTTTGATTTCTCCGCCATCAAGCAGAAGATCAGTGATTTCTTTTCGTGGCTCGGGTCATTCTTCCAGCGCGAGGTTCTCAGTGATGAGCAGAAAGCCTCCCTCGAAGCGAGCGCCTACGACGTCACCGATCGGATCATAAAAGGCTTTGCGGCCGGCACGGCAGCACTTTTGCAGCTCGGCGCCGACATGATCCAGTCGTTGTGGGATGGAATGCTCACCAAGGTCGATGAGATGATTGCGTGGGTGAAAACGATCCCGCAGCGGATCGTTGCGGCTTTCGGCAAGATCGACCTTGGCAGCCTGATCGGCTTCTCGACGCCAGGCGGTGGCGGAGAGGCCGTTCCGGCGGTTGACGGCGCCCGTGCAGCCGGCGGCCCGGTGAAGGCCGGGGGCACCTACCTCGTTGGCGAAGAGGGGCCGGAGCTTTTTCAGGCGAAGCAGAGCGGCTCGATCTGGCCGAATGGTGAAACTGTCGCGGCGCTCCGTAAGTCCGGCACTGCCAGCGCGGCTTCCGGTGGCAATGCGGCACAGGGGACGGTCGGCGGTGTCGTGATGCACATCAATCCCACAGTCCACATCAACGGCGTGCAGGATATTCGCGGCGCCGCAAGAGAGATTTCGCAGATGCTCGCCGATGAAATTCGTCAAAACCTCGATGCGTCTTTCGCTGACTTAGGAGTTCGCCGATAATGTCGAAGCGCGCGATATTCTCCGTGAGCGCCGATGGTGCCGATATCACCGGCAATCTGCGCCCTTATGTCATCTCCATTCGGGTATCGGATCGCGCTGGAGCGTCAAGCGACGCCGCAACGATCGAGTTGGATGACAGGGAGGGTCAACTCGTCTTCCCTCGGCCCGGCGCTCTCATTTCGATTTCTCTCGGATGGGAAGGCGACGGG